CGCAAAGGTTCAAGAACTGACAAAAGAATATGAAAGTCAGATCGAAGAACTCAAAGCAAAACAAGATGAGATCAAGAATGCCATGAAGGATCAGATGATGGCGCTTGGCACCAACTCAGTAAGGACTGCGGAAGGCACCATCATCTTGTCACAGAAGACGCGCTACTACACAGACGACTGGGATTCATTCAAGCAGTTTGTTGTACAGCACGACGCATTAGATTTGTTTGAGAAGCGCATTGCGCAGAAGAACATGTCTATGTTTTTAGAAGAAAACCCCGGTGTAGTACCCGCTGGGCTTAACTCGATGTCTGAGTATGCAGTAACAGTTCGTAAACCAACTAAATGAAGGAAAGTACCATGGGCGAAATTGCCAAATTTAATCCTGCACAAACCCCCGCTTTTGCTCGCAAAGGCGAATTATCAACACTAGCCAAAAGCCTTGCAGGTGGCGGAGTAGGTGGCGGTGGAAAACGTATCTCTATCAAGGGCGGTGTATTCCGTTTGATGGCAGATGGTAAAGAGATTACCTCGATTGACGATCGTCACCTCGATGTAGTTATTGTTAATGCGGCACCAAAGATCAGCCGTACCTATTATGAGGGTACGTATGAAGAGGGTGTATCCAAGGCACCTGATTGTTGGTCTGCTGATGGTGATAAGCCTGATCCAACGGCTGAGAACCCACAGTCTAGCGACTGCGCATCATGCCCAATGAATGTTAAGGGCTCAGGTCAGGGCGAGTCCAAGGCTTGTCGTTTCTCACAACGCCTTGCAGTAGTTCTTGCTAATGACATTGGCGGTGATGTAATGCAGTTAACCCTAGCCGCTACCTCAATCTTTGGTAAAGAAGAAGGCGATAAGCGTCCGTTGCAAGCCTACGCAAGATACCTTGCGGCTCAGAATATTAGCCCTGAGACTCTTGTAACCCGCCTGCGTTTTGATACCAAAGCCGCAGTACCCAAGTTGTTCTTCCAACCTGTTCGTTGGTTAGAGGACGACGAGTTTGAGATTGTTGCCGAGAAGGGTCAGTCTGCAAGCGCCAAGCAAGCTATCACCATGACGGTGGCTAAAGCAACAACCGACAAGCCGTTGCAACTTGAAGGGTCAAAGCCAAAGGCTAAAGCACCTGTGGTTGAAGCCGATACCGATGATGGTGTAGATGAGCCTGAGAAGCGCAAGCCTGCGGTAAAAGCAAGCGCAGTCCCACAGAAGAAAGCTAGTAACTTAGCCGCAACTGTTGAGGAGTGGGATGATGAATAAGCTAATTCTTGGAGTTGTTTTATCCCTAACCGCTTTGTCCGTTTATGCTAATTGCACATCAAGCACAATTACATTACCTAATGGCAAGATGATGTTCTGCACCACTTGTTGTTATAACGGCAACTGCAATACAACCTGCTTTTAAGGACGGGGGCGAAAGCCCCCAAACAATCATGGCTTATTCAGACACAATAAAACAAACTACAAAAGTGGCACCGAAAACGCTCGGCAATCAGCTAGGGCGTTGGGCAATCAGCTTAGATTTCCCAGTAATAGAAATAGCAAAATTTACAGGCGCAACAAGACAGACTGTATACAACTGGTTTAGCGGGACGGATGTAACGCCTGCTTACCGCATGCGGGTTCAGTCCTTGTTGAACATTCTACAATCTAGCAACACAGCAGAAGAGGCGATGAGAAAATGCAACAAAGCTTAAACGAACACCCAGTAACACCAACAGCTTATACAGACCGTGAATTAGTTGAGTACGCTAGTCGCCTTGCGCATAAACAAGAACTACCTAAAACGTGGCAACTTGAACTAATTAAGCGTCTACAAAACAAGATAAACAACGGCATTTATTAACTCGAAAGGTTTCACATGACGTCGCAGGAATTCCTAGCGACTGTGCTACCGTCTTCGGGTAAATACTGCACCGTTGAAATAAGCACAGCAAAAAGAGAGCATGTATTCGTTGACTCCATAAACGAGTTGTACGACGCCGCTATGGCGTTTGATGCAAAGGGCTACAACGCTTTCTTTGCATTGGCTACGTTTGGGGCTAGCGAGCGCAAGGCTGAACACGCAGTAAAGATGAAGTCTTTGTTCTTGGATATTGATTGTGGAGCAGGCAAGGACTACGAGAAAAAAGTAGACGCTGTTAATGCACTAGCTAAGTTCTTAACCGACACTAACTTGACTGACCTAGGCTCGCCTTGGGTGGTAACGAGCGGTGGTGGGTTGCATGTGTATTTCCCATTTGCTGAAGAAGTAGATATTGCCACTTGGAAACCTGTTGCTGAGAACTTAAAGCGGTTGTGCAAGAAGCTAAAGTTCAACATCGACTATGCGGTTACAGGGGATGCGGCTAGGGTGCTACGAGTGCCCGACACGCACAACTACAAGCAAGAGAAACCACGCAAGGTAATCCTCAAGGCAGAGGGCGATATTTTTGACTTTGAAGCCCTAGCAAACCACCTTAAAGAAGCGATTGGCGAAGAGGCATACGAAGCAGTACCGCCATTGCAAATCCCCGGAAAACGCCCCAAAGCCGCTCCAACAGCCAATAGCGTCAAGCTAATAGAAAACAGCGTTACATACTTTAAAACTATCGGCGATAAGTGTGGGCAGATAAACTACTATCGTGAGAACGCTAGTAAAGACGGCATGGAGCCCTTGTGGCGGGGCATCCTCAGCATAGCTAAATTCTGTGATGACGGCATTGAAGAGGGCTTGGCGTTATCTGCGCTACATCCCTACGATACAGACCGCCACAACAGCAAATGGCGAGCGATTAAAGGTCCTTATGCCTGCCTAAAGTTAGATGAGACCAATCCAGGAGTGTGCGATAAATGCCCACACAAAGGCAAGATTACCAACCCACTAGCCTTGGGTCGGGAGATCAAGGTCGACAACGCTCCAAAAGAAGTTGTAATAGAGACAGAAAACTCCACGCCAGAAGCACCACAAAAAACCGTTACCCGCCCAACCCCACCCAAAGGATATAGCTACGGCTCTAACGGCGGTATCTTTATGGATAGGCTGATGGATGACGAGGACGGCAAGAAAACCCGTAAGCAAGTTATGTTGTTGTCTTACGACTTGTTTGCGGTTGACATCCTTAATAGCAACGGCGACCACTTAGTTCACCTCATGGCGTTTAGACCTGAAGGTGCGGTTGACGTACTGATTCCACAAAAATCCATTGTCAGTAAAGACGAGACAGTAAAAGCGCTAGCCAATCAAAACATCATTGCAGCATACGGTTCAGGTAACGACAAGAACTTGTTTGAGTACGTGCGTGGTTGCGTAGAGTTTGTTAGTGCTAATAAGCGTGCTATTAAAGTACCGAACAACTGCGGTTGGCAGGAAGACAAGTCGTTTGTATACAACAGCCATGTGTTTTACCCTGATAGCAGGGAAGTGTATGTACCAACCCCTGCGCTTGATAACATCAACTACTCGACCAAACCTACCGGCACGCTAGATAACTGGCGCAAAGTCTTCAATATGCTGATTGCTCGCCAAGAGTGGCAGGTGTTGGCAATGGCTTTGGTTGGACCGGCATCGTTGCTCATGAACTTTACCAAGTTCAACGGCTGTGTATACCACCTAGGTTCGTCTGAGTCAGGCACAGGTAAGTCGTTGTCGCTTGAGTTAGCGGCTAGTTTCTTTGGACACCCCGAAGGCTATCGTGTAACACAGAGTACGTCTATCGTTGCATCGCAACAGAGACAGGGTTTACTTAACAGTCTGCCGTTTATTATTGACGAGACCACCAGTAAGAGCCGTGAGGACTTTGAGTGGTTGCCTGAGTTCCTGCTTGATTTAACGCAGGGTAAGGGCAAAGACCGCATGAAGCAGGGCACCAACGAGGAGCGCATTAACACCTCTACATGGAAGCTACTGGTTCTGCTCTCATCCAATACGCACGTCATGGACTTCCTGTCAGGCGCTCGTAAGCATGCGTCTCAGGGTGAAATGTTCCGTCTGCTTGAGTTGCAACTGAGCAAAAAGCTGAAATGGTCTCCCGAAGAAGAATCTACCCTTGGCTTACTGAAAGAAAACTTCGGTGTTGTTGGTCAGGAATTAATTCGTTGGTTGGTAAAGAACCATGACGTAGCCAAGAAACTTGTCAAAGAAAATCAAGAACGCTTGAAGGTTGAATTTGAAGCCAATGCTGACGAGCGCTACTGGACTGCCGGTAATGCGTGCATCGTGACCATACTACAACTGCTTGGCAAAGACCACGCTAACCTAATCGACATCCCCAAGGGTCCAATTATTGATGTTCTGCGCCTCATGGTATACAGCGCTCGTGGCATTATTCATGGCAGTAAGCGTACCCCTGAAGACGTATTGAACGCATATACCCGTGAGTATTTTGGTAAGTTTGTGGTAGTCAAGGCAGTTAACGGCACCATCGACGCAACGCTAGGCGGTAGTGGCATGATTGATCAGTCGCTTACCCGATCTGACGTAGCAGGGCGTGTTGAGCATGGGTTTACGCCCGGACATGTGGAGTATTACATTGAAGAGCAACTGCTTAAAGCACAT